TTTCTTCTTTAACTTTCTTTGTTTGAACCGCAGCAGTTGTTGTGGTGTTAGTTGTTGTTGCTGTGGATGTTATTTGAGCCTTAACAACTTTAGCTCCTGTTTTCTTTTCAAACTTTTTAATAGCTGCTTTAACTTGAACCACCTTTGTTTTATTAGGTAAAGGTGTCGCTGCTATTGTTTGCACCTTAGCTGCTAAAGTTTGAGTTTCTTCTTTAATCTCTACACTTACCGCTTCTTCAATTTCAGTAGCATTAACCGCACTACTCACTTCTTGCAAAGCCGTTTGTGTTTCTACTTCTAAAACCACATTCTCATACGTCATGGTTAAAGATGCACCCAGTAGATTGGGTCCACCAAGATTACCTGGAGAAGCATTGTTATCTATACCTGTCCAAGTCCAATCAAAAGAACTGGATCCACTACCGGTATAAATAACCTGGTCAGTATATTTATGAGCATTAGAATAATAATGTGCGTCAGTATTTCTAATCTGATCTACTGAGGCTAAAGTATTTCCATTCGCATCTAATATCTTGACAGTTGTTTTAAAAGTATCTCTTGCACCAGCTCGATCTCCACATTCATTGGAAGATCCATCCCATTCACAGTTTTGAATAATGGTTGTGCTGTCTAAAGTAACACCATTATCTAACTTATCCTGGGTAGTGGTGTCAGAGTTAGTAGTAATATTTAATAAGGAACCTGTTGCATTAACTGTTCCTGTACCTGTGGTTTCAATTTCATTAGAAAAACAAGTAGCTCCACTTACTGTAAATTCTGAACAGCTTGAGGCTACATTAGGAATATTATTATCTACACTTTGTGCGGAAGATTTACTATCTCCAGCATTCGGTAATAAATTACCTGTCGTGATTTCTTCTGCTGAAGTTGTAAGGGTTAATATCATCGCAAAAAATATTGACACGATAAACCGCATAAGCCATCACTCCTATAAATATGATTAACCAAATCATTTAAGTTTCTCTATTTTAATTTTGTTTTTCTTTTTACGTTCCAGCTCTACATATTTTTTATAAGTAGGCATTTCATAATTGTATTTATGAACTAATAATTTATAAGCTTTCTCTCCTATTTCCCCATCTACCGGACAATAAGTTTTAGCCATAAACATAGCTTGGAATATTCTCTCATCGCTGCACAATAAAGATATAGCAGCAACTTTCATTCCCATTTGACTTAGGGTTTTAGATAAAGCAATCAATTCACAAGTCTTATCTTGATAGCTTTTTCCTCCACTTACCCCAATACTAAACGTCTGCACTCCACCCGACAAAGCAATAGCACAATTATTAGAAGTGTTTACTCCTGGTGATGCAGAGGTTGGGGGTGCAGATCTGATATTAGAATTGCTTGTTGAATTTGTTGTTGAACTAGATGAGGATCCGCTTTCATAAGTGGTAGATCCCCCTGTATAGTTTCCTTCTATAGCTGTATTGCTACCACTAACATTAGTCTGAGTTGAGCCAGCGTAAGCTGATGTTGTTAGTAGCAAAAATAATATAATTAGTTTTTTCATTTCTCATTATTGTAAAATCAATTTTTTAATTGTTTTAGATCCATCTTTATTAATCTCTATTTCAGCTTGAGACTTAATACATTTATATTGAATATTATCTGAAACTTGACGAGTAGCTTCTCGCTTATGTTTAAGACACATACTTAAACTCTCTTGAATACGATGCTCTTTAATTTCATTATCCACAAACATTAATAAAGCAAAAACTATTTCCATTTTTTTCTTCCCATATAATGTTCTGATGGTTCATAATCCCAACGCATTCCTTTATGACCCCTAAAGATTGCATAAAACATTCTTAGTTTAACTATCCATTTTCTAACGGGTCTTGGCATTAGTGTGTTCCATTCTTTCTTACTTTATCTTTAAGCATTTCAATAGTTTCTTTCATCTCTTTAATATCTTGCATAGCTCGGTTGAGGTTGACATTATTATTTCTCATACTCTGCATTTCTTCATCCGTATTCTCTTGAGATTTGCTTAACATTTCCAATAAAAGAAATTGCTCCTGATCTACAATTTTCTGATCTGATTTAGTAATTAGATCTGCCTCCATAATATGCCTGGAGTTTTCAAGACTTACTAATCTAGCTGTGATCTCGGTATAAGCAAAAATTCCAAAAGCTGTGGCTGCCAATAATGCTAAAAGGTTACGAACTGGGAGAGAAATATTTGTGTTATCATTTATTTTCATTTTCCTTGACCCCTCGTTTTATTCCTTTTGGGAATACGTTTTGAATAAGACTTAGCGTGTCTGCCTGGTCTTTTTCTTGGTTTCTTTTTAATATAATTACTGACACCAAATAACGGCTTCTTCTTCCTCGCCATTAGAACAGAGCTTTTTTAATCTTTTCTATAAAGCTTGGTTTTTCTGTTTCGTGCTTATGGCAACAAACATATTTAGCAGCAATCTGTTTATGATCTAAATTATTTTCTTCTTCTGTTTTCTTACTTCTTGAATTAATTTTATTGGGTCTAACCTTATCGACTAATACATAACGATAGACATAGTTATCGCATCTCACACCTTCAAATTGGAAGTGCAAGGTTTCTGGAGGATCTTGATATTGTCCACCAAAACATTGCGGGTCAAAATCTGATTTAGTTATTGTCATTATTTTTTTCCACCTCTAAATATCTGTGTACCCTTTATGCCAAAAACGCTCGCCACGACAAGGATCCATAAATTTGTGAACCATTTTGGAAGGTTAGAAAAGTACTCAAAAAAGATCTCTATCTTCCTCATCGCCTCCGGATCCTCTGTCCACACCGACCAAGCCAAAATTATTATGGGGAGCGTAAGTATCGCTAAAACGATCTCATCCTTGTAATCGTTTTGCCGAGCTTCTAAAAGTTTGCCTTGGTAATTTTCTTCCCCTCGAGCCATTTTTTCTGCGTGCATTAATTGTGCATCAGACATAGCCATTTTTGTTTTTTGTCTATTTGAATAAATCTTTGCTCCCGCTTGGAGAGCTATTTTTGCTAATCCGAACCAAGCCATATTATTTTGCGTACCTATCTGTTGATAAACCCATAATAGGTTTATATTCTGTTTTACCTGTCTCTGAATTTTTAATAGCCATTAAATATTCTTTTCTATTTGCATTCACTTCTGAACCATTGTAACTGCAATGGATCCAACCACTATTGGGTTCTCCAGGCGTATAATATTCCAAGATTAATTGATCAAACATTAAGTTCTCTTTAATCCAATCACTAACCTCATTATTAGGCACACCAAAGATTTCAAAATCTGCTGCCATTCCTTTGCAATGCTGAGACTTGCTAGAGCTACCTATCTTTTGAGATAGAATTTCATTACGATAACCAGATGAAATAGTAACCACTTTATTAAAGTGATCTCTCACAGGCTGTAATACTCTTTCACAAAGAAGTCTTAAATTCTCTACCTCTCCCTCAGAAGGATTATTATCTAATCCCATTCTTTCGGCAGTTTGACTTTTTGTTAATTCAGCTAAACTAAAATTTTTAGATAACTTCATAATTATTTTTTTGGATCAAAATTGAGAATTTTAACTCCGAGCTTTCTTTGTTCATCGGTTCTCCCTCTGGATATTTTGCTTCCATTCGATCTGAAATTCTGAGTTTTAACGTCATAAGTTCTGATCTTTCCCGTCTTAGTATTTAAAGTTAATATATCTATGGGTCCAGTACCGCCAACGGGAACGAATACTATTAAGTCTGGATCCTTAGCAAATTTTGCTTGTGCTAACAATTCATTACTTAAACCAGTAGATGCTGTTTTCCTACTTCGCGAAGAAGTAAAAGATTGAGCCAAGCAAACCTCCAAGTAGTATTATAATTGCAGCAGCTCCCTTACCTCTTGACATATCGTCTTTGAGACTTCTTATATCTTTTCTCATTTCATCTATTGCTTTAAATAAAGTTTTCATACGCTCTTGGCATACCTTTTCATGGTATGAAATTTTAATTGCATTCACTTCTTCAGCAGATGAAATTTTTTTTTTCTTTCTCTTAGGCATCTGTTTTAGGTTCCTTAACTTCTGCACAAACAAACTTTACAAAAGTTTGATATTTATTAATTTCTTTTCTTCCTATTTCTTTTAATTTCTTTTGACTTTCTTCATAACCCGCCATCATACAATCATAATGATTGCTATATGATCCTGGCATTGGATGTGGTTTCAAGCACTCTTGATAGAGAGCTGAACACACAATCATTGCAAGCACTAATTTCATAGTGTTGTTCCCTCTCTGTGTTTTTTTTATTTATCTTGCTGCGTTAGCTTCTCGTTAATTTATTAACGAGCATTACAAGGTACTCCATTTGAATTGACGAATGGTGCTTCTGCGAATGCCATGTAAACGTATGTTGATCCACTTTGATTATTATTTGTTTCAGAATCACGCCATTTAAAACCATTACTTAAAAAATCCATATGTGATCCATCGCCTTCAGCACTAGTAGCACTTGCATATAAAAATTCTGTTTGTGGATTAGCTGCATCACCAACACCATCAGTTTTCATAACCCAGTTCGCAGTTCCACTACTCATTTTGGTAATAACTAATTTTGGTCGGAATCCGAGGTAGACAAATGTACCATCGGCATTTCCGTTTCCTGTGTAGGATCCCATCTTGCTGAAGCCTTGTTTTGGTGCAAATACAAATCCAACATAAGTACCACCACTTGCATTAGTTCCTGCGTTTGTACCTAATGTAAATACGCTTGAAGTTGGAGCAGTATCATTCCATACAGTATTACTATCATCCGCAACAGCAGTAGAGTTAAGATAAATAACGTGTGTTGCTCCAGTTTTTTGATGATAAACTTGCCAGCCTGCTGTTGAATTAATTCGCTTAACAAGTATCATACCTTTACTAACATCTCCGCCAAGTCCGTGTGTAATAGTTCCAGCAGAACCTGTACCACTCCACGCAAAAATTCCAACGCCTGAAGTCGCATTAATACTATATCCTGATGGAGTTATAGTTTCTCCTGATGTACTTTTTCCAGATGTCGTTCCACCTTTCCAACACCAAGCGACAAATGTATTTGAACTTTGGTTAACTCTATCTTGCGAACCCATTGTAAAACCATCTGAACTAAATGCCGTAATACTATTAGCATCAGTTTCTTCAGTATCAACATCATTTGTTCTTAAATACTTTCCTGTACCTGAAACACTATTCATAATAGGGTGAATTTCAGCTTCATTTCTTGTAGCTACCCAGACTAAATCTGGTTGCATATCCGTATCGGTGTCATTAAAAGCCACAGCATGAGAACTTCCTGTTCCAGTATATAACTGAACTTTAAAATATGCTGATGGATCGTCTATTGTTGTATAAGCTGCCATTTAACCTCCGTCTGAACCTAAATTTTTTGTGCATAATGCTAGATAACCACTCGGTGGTGCGTATTCAAAATTACCATAACCATTGGCATCTTGATTCGCTGATGAAACTGTAAATGCTGAACAGCCACCAAAGTTACACTTAAAAGTTCCTGTAATACTACTATCAACATAGTTTAAAGCTGGTAGATATGCTCCAATAGGAGTTGTACTTGCTGCTAAAACTGTTTGTGCACCTGTTCCTGTTGCACCACTTGTAGGATCTCCAGAATTAACCCACGTACCATTTTTTGCATAATAAACTTTTAAATTATCAAGATCTAATGCTACGGAAACAATATCTCCTGTTGTATAAGTTGTTCCTAAATCGGCATTACTTCCGCTATAATATCCTCTTCCATTCACTCCATAATAAGCATAGTTATGTGTTTGCGAACCCATTTCAGCATTTCCAGTAGACATAATTCCAGCAAAACCAATTCTCGAATAATCACCTGCACTGGATTGTGCATCAAATTCTACTTCCCAATACCATTTCCCAGCAGTCATTCCCATAGTACCTGTTATATAGGCATAGTTAGATGAACTTGAAACAACGTGGCAATTTCCTTCGCTTAATGTCCCAGCAAAACGATAATTATCAAGTGGATTCATCGTACAAAACGAGTTTGTAGGAGTGTCGACCGCCTGATCTGCTGCGGCTAGATTAACTGCTGTAAAATCTGTTCCACCATTAGCGTCATTTCCTAGTGTACCGCTATCTTCAAAATCTAAATAAAATCCGTTTGTTCCAAAGGTTAAACCAGATACATCTTTCGGCTTCCATATTGTAG